GACCACAAGGCCACAAACGCCAAGGTACAAGCCTACTACGCCAAGAAGCACGGGACCGCTGCTATCGCTTTCTGAGTTGTTCTCCTTGCGGGTGTGGTTGCCCGCTTTACAGCCCGACACGGTTCTCCCTGTCGGGCTTTTTTACGCCTGCTCATGAAGTCGGGAAGCCGACCGCCTGTTAGAGAAATGATGCACACATTGGCCCGGTGTGGCGACCGGACAACCAGCAAGCCAGCGCCCGCATATCGCGCCGAAATGTGGGCAAAGTTTGGGCCTGTTTCCGCAGACAACCCGCGAGGCGTTTGAACTTTACGAGGTTGAAATGAACACTACGATCACTGCTGCGTTTGTCACGCAGTTTCATGACTCGTTTGTCGCGGCTGCGGAGCAAAAAGAATCCCGGTTCGAGGCAACTGTAGTCAGTCGCGGGATGATCACCGGATCATCCTTTACCGCTAACGACATGGGCTTGGTTGAAGCCTCCATTGTCACGAACCGCTACGGCGACACCGAATGGACCATTCCAGACGTTGGCACCCGTCAGGCTCTGATGACGGATTATGACGTTGCAATCCCCATTGAGCGAACCGATCTGGCAAAGCTGATTGCCAACCCACAGGGCGACTATCTCCAGCGTTCGATTGCGGCCATGAACCGCAAGAAGGATGCCGTGATTTACAACGCCGCGCGTGGTTCTGCCCTGCGAAAAACGGACGAGTCCGGCACCTTCTCTGCGACCAACCTGGCTGCGGCCAACATCATCGCAGCAGGCGGCACCGGCATGACCAAGGCCAAGATCATCGCCGCAAAAAAACAATTCCGCATCAATGAAGTGGATGAGCACAACGGCGAAGAGCTGTACATGGCCTATGACGCGGGCATTCTGGAAGACATTCTTTCGGATACCACGCTGACCAGCGCCGACTTCTTTGCAGTGAAGATGCTGCAAGAGGGCGACGTTTCCGGCAAGTGGATGGGCTTCAAGTGGGTGCCTTACGAAGCACTGTCCGGCACATCTACCAAGACCACGATTGCATGGACCAAATCCGGCGTTCACGTTGGCATGGGCGAAAACATCGTGACTGACATTGGGCCACGTCGCGACAAACGCAACATGATCCAAATCTACGTCGCTATGGCCATCGGCTCGGTTCGTGTGAACGAATCGAAAGTGGTCACCATCGACTACGTTGTTTAAGGAGCATGAAACATGGCTGAAGTCAAATCAACCCAAACGACCAGTATCGGCAACGGATACAAGGTTCTTCCCTCTGCCGATGGTGGCCGTCGCCGCCTGTTCTTCGCTGAGTACCTTGCGCCCGCATCGACTCAGGCCGTGTCGGACTCGATCTACCTGGGCGACTTGCCCAAGGGCGCTCGAATCTGCCACGACTGGATTGCGAATATCTCCACCGGCACGGCGTCTTGCACGCTGGACCTGGGATTCCGCTCCAAGGCGACCGGCACCGTGATCGACGTGGACGGCATCGGCACTGCAGTGGCCGTGACTACCGCAGGCGCTGTGACGTTCAACAACGGCAGTTCGCTAACCGCTGGCTTGACCTACGTCACCACGGAAGTGGTCGAGGTGTACGCCACGATCCGCACCGCTGTGCTGGCCGCAAGCCAGAAGCTGGTGTTTGAAGGCAGCTACGTGCAGGACTAATCCTCCCGCGTGTAACCAGAGGCCGGGGGCGTCGTAAGGCTTCCCCGGCTTTTTCGTAAAAGGACAAGTCGTGGCAACAAAAGTATCCGTCTGCTCGAATGCCCTGCTGCTGTTGGGCGCTCAGACTATCAACAGTCTGGACGAGGGCAGCGACCGCGCCAGCCTTGCATCGAATCTGTATGACAGCGTGCGCGACGACATGCTGCGCTCACACCCGTGGAACTGCGCAGTCCGGCGTGTGATCCTGGCACCCGACACCGAAGCGCCTGCATTCGACTACACGGCTAAATTTGCCTTGCCTGCTGACTGGCTCAAGACCGTGAGCGTGGGGCAGGAAGGCTACGAGGTGGACTACAAACACGAGTCCGGCTTTATCCTGTGCAGCGGCACCAGCTTGGCCCTGCGCTACATCTTCCGCAACGAGGTGGAAACCACTTGGGATGCCATGCTGGTGCGTGCGATGGAATTGAAGATGGCCGCTGAAATGGCCTATCCCATTACCGGCTCCGCAGCGATGGCCGACGCCATGCACACCAAGCTATTGCAGCACATGAAGGGCGCCCGCGCGGTGGACGGGCAGGACGACCCGCCTCAGACGTTTGGAGACTTCCCGCTGCTGCAAGCGCGTTTCGGTGGGCGGGCGTGGTGATATGCCAAGGGTAACGCAGCTTCAAACCAACTTTACAGCGGGCGAGATCAGCCCCAAGCTGTATGGCCGGGTGGACGTTGCCCGGTATCAGAACGGTGCCAAGATGATGCGCGACACCGTGCCGCAAGTCTATGGCGGGGCCAAGCGCCGGGATGGGTCATTGTTCGTCCACGCGGTGAAAGACTCCACCAAGCTAACCCGGCTGATCCCATTCCAGTACAACAAGGACACGGCCTATATCCTTGAGTTTGGCAACCTGTACATGCGCGTGTACAAGAACGGTGCTTTGCTGGGTGCGCCCTATGAAATTGTCACGCCCTACACAGAAGCCATGCTATTTGAAATGGATTTCACGCAGGGCGCGGACACGATGTTTCTGTTTCATGAGTCGGTCTATCCGCAGAGACTGCTTCGCCTGGGTGACACAAGCTGGACGATTGGCAACGCGCCATTCATTGAAACACCCTTTGAGGAGCCGGGCAGTTATCCGGCTTCGACCATGACCGCATCAGCCGCGACCCCATTGGGTGCGTCGGTGACGATGACCGCAGGCAGCGCGATCTTTGCGGCAGGTGATGTGGGAAGCTCGATCAAGATCAACGGCGGCATTGTGAAGCTGACGGTTTACACCGACACCACGCACATGACCGGCATCATCAAGCAGGAACTGACCAGCGCAACCGCAGCGCCTGCCAATGCGTGGAGCCTGCACGCGCCCGCGTGGTCCGTGGCACGCGGTTACCCGAGGACCGGCACGCTGTACGAGCAACGATTAGTCATGGGTGGGTCTACTTATTTCCCGCAAGACGTTTGGGGCAGCGTGACCGGGGCCTACCTTGATTTCACAATGGGCGTGAACGACGATGACGCTTTTTCATTCAAGATTGCCAGCGACCAGATCAACCCTATCCAGTACCTGGCAAGCTCCCGTTCGCTTGTGGCGTTCACATCGGGCGGCGAGTTCACCATTGTGGGCGGGCTGGAAAAGCCGCTGGCACCGACGAACGTGCAGGTCCGACAACGGAGTAACTACGGCTGCGCCCGCGTGCGGCCTGTCCGCATTCGTGACTCGGAACTGTTCATTCAACGGGCGGGCAGGAAAGTACGTTCGTTCTCCTACAACGTGGCGAACGACGACTGGACCGCGCCCGACATATCCGTTCTGGCTGAACACCTGACCGAGCCGGGCATTATCGACATGTGCTGGCAGCAGGAGCCGACCTCCATTGTGTGGCTGATCCGTGATGACGGAGTTCCTCTGTCCCTGACCTACGACAAGGATCAGGACGTGACCGGCTGGGCAGCGCATACCGGGTTTACGGGAATAGCGGAATCCGTGGCGACCATCCCCGACGCAACGGGCGATCAGGTGTGGATGGTGGTGAAACGAACCATCAACGGCACAGACGTGCGCTATGTGGAGCGGTTCTATTCGTCCGTGTTGTCGGACTGTTCATCCATGCAAAGCGGCGCGGCGTCTGATGTGTGGGGCAGCTTGTCGCACCTTGAGGGTGAATCGGTTGACGTGGTGGGCGACGATGCCTATGTGGGGCGCTACACCGTCACGGGTGGGTCCGTCACCCTGGGTGTGGAATGTTCTGCAGTGAACATCGGGCTACCGTTTGAAAGCCGCGTCGAGCTACTGGACCCCGAGATTCAAACCGGCATGGGTTCGGCATCGGGCAATTACATGAGAACCAGCGAAGTTACCGCGCGGTTCTTTGAAACCACGGGCGCATCGGTGAACGGGCAGGCCATTTCATTCCGCAACTTTGGCCCGACTGAAACCGTGGAAACGCCTCAGCTTTACTCAGGCGTGAAGCGCATCGAGAACCTGGGGTGGGACCGGGGCACCTCTGATCTGGTGATCACGCAGGATTTGCCCATGCCGTTTCACCTGTTGTCCATAACCCGCAAATTCACCGTCAATGATGGCTGATATCCGCAAAGGCACGCTCGCAGACATTCCCCAACTGGTGGAGTTGGGCGCGTTGATGCACGCCGAAAGTCCGCGTTTCAGTGGGTTCGCGTTCCTTCCCGACCGGCTCAAGGGAAACATCACCCTGATCATGGGCATGTTGGGCGGCTATGTGTCCATTGCAGAAAAGGACGGGCAGGTGATCGGCGGGTTTGTGGCTGTGGCAACCCCTCATTACGCCTGCGACGTGTTGCAAGCCAGTGACTTGGCCCTGTTCATTCACCCCGATCACCGGGGCAGCACGATTGCCGCGCGGCTGGTGCGGGCCTATGTGACATGGGCCAAAGGCATCGGGGCAGAGCCGAATATTTCATTGAACACGGGCGTCCAACCCGAGCGCACAGCGGATTTACTGCGTGCCCTGGGCGGCGTCAACACCGGATCAGTCTGGACTTGGGGGGCGATATGTGCATAAGTGCAGCCACGATGATGGCGTTGTCAACAGGGGTTTCTGTCATTGGGCAAGTCGTCCAGGGGCAGGCACAGCGAAAAGCCATGAACGCGCAGGCCGCAGATCAGGCGCTGGCATCAGAACAGGCCCTGCAAGCCTCAAAAGACGAGGCTCTGCGAATCCGCAAGGCTGGTGAGAAACAGGCCGGAGCCGCGCGTGCAGCACTGGCCGGGGCGGGGGTTGACGTGGGTTCCGGTACGGCGATCAACATCAACGAGGACATTTACTCTGGCGCTGAGTCTGACGCCTACAACGTCCTGCTGACCGGACAACGCAAGGCCACCAGCTACAGCAACGCATCAGCGCAGAGCCTGCGAAGCGGTAGCAATGCGGTGACGGGTAGCCTGCTCAGCGCAGGGGCCACAGCCTTGACCGGCTGGAAGGGCATTCGACAAGGGAAAACCTAATGGCACGCATACCATCCGGCGACCAGTTCGGCGGCGTCATTGCAGCGCCTTCGCCACAGATCAACCGCGACCCTGCAGCCTATGGCGCGGGTGTAGGACAGGCCCTGCAACATGCCGGACAGATTGGCATGAACATGGCCGGTAACGACATGGCACAAGCCGCAGCCGAGCAAAAGCAGATGGAGCGCGAAGCCGCAGCCGAGGCGAAACAAGCTGCAGCCGAAGCCCGGCGCATCAAGGCGCTGACCGCTACCGCCAAGGTGCAAAACGGGCTGGCTGACCTGCACGACCAGATTGGCAATGAACTGGACACGGGCGCACTGGACAAGACCAAGGCCGGTGAAACGTGGAGCGAACGCAGCACGAAGCTGACCAATGACGCCCTGGCCGAGGTGGACCCGGAAAACCGCGATCTGGTGGGCGCGACCCTGTTGAACGATGTTGGCCGGTATCGCCAGTCCGTCAACAAGATGGTAACCGCCAAGGACAAGAAGGACATTCTAGCGGGTGGACTTTCTTACTTCGAGGAAATGCAACGCTACGCCGCGCGGGGGCCGAAGCAGGCCGATGAAGCCATCAAGAACGTCAGCGCGTTCTGGACCGCAACGGGACCAATGGCCGGTGAAGATGCCGCCAACGCAGCCAAGCGGGTACAGCAGTTCTCGGAGAATATCCGCAGCCGACAGGCGACCGACTTGGTGAACGTCGATCCTGGCGCAGCACTCAAGGCCCTTAAAAACAAAGATTACCTTCCCGAGCTTGATCCGGACAAACGCAGCGCCCTGATCCAGACCGCTGATGCGGCGGTGCTGAGAAACCAGCAGCGCGGGGCCATTGCAGCCGAAGCCGCGGCACGGCAACAGGCCAAAGCGTGGGACGCGGCACAGACGGTTTTCCAGTCCGGCAAAATGCCCACGGCTGAATATGCCGCGCAACTGGCCGCGCAGTTCAAGGGCACGCCCTACGCTGCAGCCTTCAAGACGATGATGACCGAGGCACCCGCGAACGTGGCATTTGTCACGCAACCGGTACAGGTGCAGGCGCAGTCCCTCATTCAGTTGCAAAACAAAATGAATCAGGGCGGGGCAACCCCTGAGCAGATCAAGGAATACGAGCGGCAGGACAAGGCCCACAAAGCCACGCTGGCCGATATCAAGGAAGACCCGTACAAAGCAGCCGCTGAGCGCGGGGTGCTGACCAGCCTAGAGCCTCTGACGCTGGACGCCGCCAAACTGCCCGAGCAACTTGCCAAACGGGGCGAAGCGGCAAGACAGGTGAGCCAATGGGCGGGGCAGGAAGTAAGCCTTTTCCGGCCTGACGAAGCCAACAAAGTGGCGGGTGTGCTTCAAGCCATGCCGCCACGGGACCGCGCGGGCATGTTGTCCGGTTTAGCCAAGTCGATGACGCCGGGGCAGATGCGATCCTTTGCCAAGCAGTTGGGCGCGAAAGATGATTCCCTGGCAGCGGCGGCAATGCTGTCCGGCAAAGACTACAAAACCACCAGCGGGCGACTGGCGTCCGAGGTGGTGCTATTGGGTGCGGACGCCCTGAAAGAGCAGCGCGTGAAGTTCCCCACCGGGCAGAGCCAAACGCAGATTAGGGCCGAGATTGACACCCTGACCCGTGGAGCTTTCCTGAGTGAAGACGCCAACCGTGCAGCGGGTGACGCGGCCATGAGCGCCTATGCCGGGCTATTGGCTGAGGGCAAGACGCCAAGCATCAATTCAGCCGTGTCCATCGCGACGGGTGGGATTATGGATTTGCTCCAAGATCGTCAAGCCCTACGGCTGGGAGGATTCCCGCGTTGAGCAGGCTCTGAGAACGTATGACACCAAGAAGCTGCCGCCTGTCGTTGTCGGGGGCAAGACGCTGACACCGGACGAGATTGCCAAGGTTCTGCCCGGTGCCCAGTTTGGCCCCTCTCCCAAAGCCAACAGCTACACGGTGAGCGTGGGCGGTCGGCTGCTGACCGGCGAGAACGGCAAACCGCTGCTTTTACCGCTTGAATAATGTACGACTCACTCTACCCGGAAGCCGCTGATAACGCCATGCAAGCGCGGGCGCTGCGCCCTGACGCGCCTACACCTGCCCCACGTTTCAGCACTTGGGGATTTGTCAGCGCGGCACCCAAGGGCATAGCCGCAGGCACGGCACAGGGTGCGGCATCGGTGGCAGATGTGGGGAGTGCAGTCGCACAAAAAATGCCCGCTAACATGACAGGGCCTTTTGGGAAAATTCCGATCATGAGCGCGGCAATGTCTGCCTTTCAGGTTGGTGCTGATATTGCCAATGGCCCAAAAGAGGGTCAGTTCACCAGCGAAGTGGGAACCAGTCTCAGGAACGTAGCCCAAACCTACACCCCGGACCCGGTCACCACGCATGTGAGCGAAAGCGCGGTGTTCAACCTGTTCCGCATGGGCAGCAAGGCGATCACGGCAGCGGCCACGATGGGCAACCTGCCCGGCGCGGCACTGGCTGGAGCCGAGGAGGGTTTCACCCAGGCTGACGAACTGGCCCGCCAAGGTGTTGACATCAAGACCCGCACCAAAGTGGGCGTAGTGAATGCAGCGGTGAACGCGGCCAGCTTTGCGCTACCCGTGGCTGGCAAGACATGGATGCAAACTGGTGCACTTGCCTTGGTTGGGGGTCCAGCCTCATTCATGGCGCAAAACGCAGCCACGCGCGAGATACTGCAGGCGGCTGATTACTCCAAGCTGGCCGACCAATATGACCCGTTCGACCCCGTAGGGCTGGCGCTGTCTACCGTGATCCCGCTAGGATTTGGGGCGCTGGCGATGCGCGGCGCAAAGGTGAAGGGCAAAGCACCGGAGAAAGCACCGGAGGCCATGCACCCGCCCGATGACGTGGTGGACGCGGCGCGGGTATCCCTGCTACGCAACAACATGGACGCCACCAATCCCTTGCCGGATTTGGGTGACGCGCATGTGAAAGCCTACGAGCAGGCTATGGAGCAGCAAGCGGCGGGGGAACGGGTGCAGGTGGAGATTCCCGAGCTGGCGGCGGTGAAGGCCACGCAGGACATGGCTGCACGGATGGAGCAGCTAGGCCCAGAAGTGGCAGCGCGACCAATCGAGGTTAGGCCGATTGAAGTTCGTCAGGAGCCGACCGGGTTCAATCCCGCCACGCTTGCAGGCGAGGCCAGCCGGTTGCTTGAAGGTGGTAAGCCAGTCTCCCAAGTGATCGGGGAACTGGAGTTATCCGGCACCAAAGTAACCCCTGAAATGCAAAACATGCTTGTCGGCGTGTCTGAGTTTGGCGGGCGAATTGAGGAATTGGTGGGGCAGGTTAAAGCACTGCAACAGCAGAGAGGCGCAAACGCACAGCCATTCGATGTGATCGGTCAGGCTGTAGAGAACATGCGCGTCGGCACAAAGATCGAAGCACCCAAGCCGGTCAACGCGGTTGAAGCGAGACTCAAGGAAGTGACAGACGGGAATCCGTCCGCGCTAGATGCTCAAATCCCTATTGAGTTTGGCGACGATGGCAAGCCGACAAGGACTGTCTCTGCGCGTGAATATATCGAGGCGGTCAAAAAAGAGGCCACTCAGGATTCGTTGGACGCCAGATTGCTTGAAGTGGCCGCTAACTGTTTTATCTCTGGAGGCATGTAAATGCAGTACTCAACCGATATACGTGACGCGCAAAACAACGTCATTGAATCTACTGTGGGTGTATCTCCCACTCTCAGCGTTTACAGCGGGACAGCACCCGCCAACTGTGCGGCTGCGGACACTGGAACTTTGATTGCCGTTGGCACATTGCCAAGCGACTGGATGGCCGCGTCTAGCTCTGCCGTTGTTGGCAAGGCTGGCGTGTGGACATTGCTTGGTCAGGTAGGCGCATCAACCGGCACAGCAGGAACGCACTTTCGCATCAAGGCGGGGGCAACCTGCAAGATTCAGGGAACTTTCGGTGTAGGTCAGGAAATGGTCCCCGATAACAACAGCATCGCCAACGGTCAGACCGTGACGATCAACAGTTTCAATATCACACGCGGGAACGCTTAAGGGCTAATCATGGCAGCAAAAACAGATCAAGTTATCATTCTCCCTCTCGACACGGGCAACACCGGGAAAAAGGTTCGCACGAAGGAGTCCGTAGTCGGGGCAAACACGGTTGAAGAGTATTTCTTCATCCCATCTACCGAGCGAAACGAGACTGGTCGCTACAAGGTCGGCATTCCCTCGCAAGCTATCGGAACTGGCGTGCAGACGGGTACGACCACGGGACTGACTTACCTGATAAACCCCCTCGCTTCCACTGTAAAACTGGCCGTTTCTCGTGCCGAATTATCGCAGAACTTCAGCACGACGCTGGCGCTTGATCTCATTGCTCCCCTGATCCGCATCAGTCGTATCAGCTTCACGGGCACCCTCTCCGCAGCAACAACTACCTCAATCAAGCGGGCTACTAACGATGCCACAGCCCAGGGCCTCGTGTCCATCGCCATGACAGGACTGACTGTGACTATCGTAGGCAACATGATGGAGGTTATCGGTCAAACCCAGGACATCGCCACGGGTGGCGGCGGTCACTGGTCTGCCCAGGTAGATCGTTGGACTCCTGACGAGGAGGGGGACGAGCTTGTTCTTGCCCCCGGTGAGGGAATTGTGGTCTGGAACGCGCTGGCAGTTACTACAGCCAATCGCAAGATCGCAATTAATCTCGCCTGGAAAGAGTTCCAGTAAGGACACACAATGGCATTCGCACTCATTGAAGGCGTAATTGCCCATGATGCTTTTGCCGAACCAGCCGCGCCCTCCGCAACGCAGCTAATAGAGGGGTTTGCGCCATTCAGCGCAGCAACACCAGGTGAATCTGGCCTAGTCGATGGCCTTAATCAGCAGGCTTTTGCAGCGCCACAAGCCGAAACAAGCCAGCCGGTTGATGGTCCGTTAGGACTGAGCACTTGGTTGGCCGCTGAGGAATCAGTGGTCATTGCTGATCTGTCCGTATCGGACACGGCTGATTCCCTAGCGTCTGAATCTGCTGTGGTGGTTGGAATATCTCTTTCCTCTACGGATTCTGTAGATACGCTTTCTTCTGCTGCAGGCGTGCAAGTTGCGGTGGCGCTTGATTACGTAGACAGCGCCGATACGATGGTATCAGCGGCTGGAATTGTTGTTCTTGGTGGCCTAAACACAACGGACGAGGCCGACACTTCTGCAAGCGCTGTGCTGGTGCTGATTGCTGGCAACTTGTCAATATCAGATTCCAGTGATTTGCTTTCATCAGACGCAAGTTTAGAGGTTTTAGAGGAATCTGAGGTTATCAGTTTGGGCGGCAGGAACAAGCTGTTCAATACACCGACCAACCGGGTAAAAGCTGAATCCTCAGCATCGGATGAATCTGACAGTCTGCAGGCGGTGGCGTCCGTAACCGTTGGACGCAGCGCAGAGTTTTCTGTGGTTGACCATGACGATGACCTATCGTCAGAATCCTTCAGCGCATGGGCGCAGGCGCAATTAATCATTAACAAGGCTAGGCTGATACGCGCCCAGCAGGTTCGTCTAGTCAGTTCCAGAGCCGAGGAAATTGCGTAATGGCGACAATTAACAGCACGGGAACGACGATGCAAGCCATTGCCAAGACGTATTCCCGCAGTGCCTGCCAAGCGCGTGAGGCGCTACCCGTCGCGGCCCAGATGGACAGGGGCGTGATGGCTACGAGCGCCAGAATGGAAACAAGGAGCAGCATTTGAAACCGAATTGTATCCAGAAGGTAACCCAAGCCGCAGGGCGGGCACTGACTCAGGCTGAAATCAAGGGTATTGATGACCGCATCAACGATACCATGCGACGCCTCGCGCGGCAAGACCCAGACTGGCAGGCCAAAAGCACGGACACGCGGGTGATGGAAGCGGCCACGCTTGCCATGCAGGACATGCAGGCCCAGGCTGCGCGAAAGGTGGAGAACGCACAGCGGCAGATTCTCAAGACGATTGAAACCGGCCAGCGCATTGATGACCTGAAAGCCAACCTCAAAAGCGGTCAGAACCGGGCGCTGGTGGAAGATTTGAACAACACGAATCTCTACATTGAAGGAATCAAGAAACAGTACACAACCGGCCTGATGGATTTGGTCGATGCATCAACAAGCGGGCAGGGCGCATCGGCTGGCAGAAAGGTACTTCAGTTCCTGTTTGATGCCGAGAACCCGCAGATGACCCGCGATCTGGTGGCCGAAGTGTTTGCCAATGGCAAGGGCGGGACAGGCAACAAGATAGCGCAGGACGGTGCCAAAGCATGGCTTTCCACGATTGAAGCCATGCGCGGCAGGTTCAACGACGCCGGGGGCGATGTGGGCAAGCTGGATTACGGCTACCTGCCGCAGCCTCACGACAGTGCCCGCGTGCGTCAGGCTGGTGCTGATGCGTGGGTTGCCAAGACGCTACCGCTGATGGACCGCAGCCGCTACCTGCACGAAGATGGAAAGGTAATGAGCGATGCCGAGATTTCCGGGGTATTGAGGGCGGCATGGGAAACCCTCGCCACGGATGGATTGAACAAGCAAGAGCCTGGCGCATTCAAGGGGCCGGGCGCACGGGCCAACCGGGGAGCGGATTCGCGGGTGTTGCATTTCAAGGACGGACAGGCATATCTGGATTACAACGCGCAGTATGGGCGGGCGGGTATGTACGACGCCATGATTGCCCACATCGGCGGCATGGCAAAAAATATCGGTCTGGTAGAAAGGATGGGACCAAACCCTGCCCAACAGTTCCGGCTGCAAATGGACTTGGCGCAACGGGCTGACGGTGGGGTTAAGAGCGTTTTTGGCAACAATCCCAAAGCGTATTGGGACAT